TGATGACCTTATCGTGCTTAAGAACAATCAAGGCACCGAAGAAACCCGAGTCCGTCATATGGATTATGGGGTTGTGCTTAGTGCTTTCTTCTGGAGACGATTCAAGAATCGAGAAAACATAACTTTTTTTGATCCCAATGAAGTTCCTGACCTATATGAAGCCTTCTATCGAGACACCGCTCTGTTTGAACAACTTTATGAGCAGTATGAGGCCAGACCAGATCTGAGAAAAAAGACCATGAGCGCTGAAGAAGTGTTCAAATCGGGCATTCTCAAAGAGCGCACAGACACTGGTCGTATCTATCTAGTGTTCATTGACAATGTGATGAATCAAGGTCCGTTTGATCCTGACTATCACACCATTTATCAATCAAATCTGTGCTGTGAAATTCTCTTACCCACAAAACCGTTCAAAAGACTGGACGATGCTGATGGTCGCATTGCCTTGTGCACACTGGGCAGTATAAATTGGGGAGCGTTCCGCAATCCAGAAGACATGCGCAGGGCTTGTCGCATTTTGCATCGTAGTCTTAACAACATCCTTGATTATCAGGACTTTTTGTCTATTCAGTCCAAGTTAAGCAATGATGAGATTCGCCCCTTGGGCATTGGGGTAACCAATTTGGCCTATTGGCATGCCAAACGTGGTTTTCGTTATGGTGAAAAGGACGCTTTGTCTGAAGTCAAAACTTGGATGGAGCATCAGGCCTATTATCTCACTGAAGCCAGTATGGAATTGGCCAAAGAACGTGGTCGTTGCGATCACAGTGATCGAACACGCTATGGACAAGGCATATTTCCTTGGGAAACACGAGCCAAAGGAGTGAATGAACTTGTTGATTTTTCTCCTGAATTGAATTGGGAAGCTCTACGCGGTCTAATGCGAGCCTATGGAGTTCGTAATGCTACCACTATGGCCATTGCGCCTGTGGAATCAAGTTCAGTGGTAATTAATTCAACCAATGGCATTGAAATGCCCATGAGTTTGATTTCCGTCAAGGAATCAAAAGCAGGTAGCCTCACACAAGTTGTGCCTGAGTATCACAAGCTCAAAAACAAGTATCAGTTGATGTGGGCACAGACTGATTGCATTGGTTATTTGAAAACTGCGGCTGTGTTGGCAGCCTATGTTGATCAGTCAATCTCAACCAACACATTTTACAATCCAGCACACTTTGCAGATCGCAAAGTACCTACCACACTGATTGCCAAGAACTTGATGCAGGCTCACCATTGGGGATTGAAAACATTCTATTACAGTTTGATCAACAAACAAGGCAGCAAACAACAAGAAGACAAAGCGCTTCTTTTGGAAGAAATTGATTTTGACGATGTAGAAGATTGTGAGAGCTGCAAGTTATGAAAAGGACCGATAGGTTAAGTGTTCCACTTACCATTGCTTGGGAGGGCAAAGGAAATAGAAAACATGTTCTAAAATATTTGATAGAAAAAAATAATTTCCGTGTCATGGCCGAGGTAGGAGTGCGTGACGGAAGAACTACGTTTTATCTATTGGACAATATTCCTAATTTAACAATCTACGCAATAGACTTGAGCATTCGTGGTTTTTACAATGCTGAGGTCAAAGCAAAATATGGCAATAGACTTGTGCCAATAGAAGCAACAAGTGAACAGGCCGCAGACAGATTGGCAGATGGCAGTTTAGATTTGGTGTTTATTGACGCCAATCATAGCTATGCTTTTGTAAAAAAAGATATTCAAAAGTATACTCCAAAACTAAAACCCACAGGCCTGTTGACTGGACATGACATAGACTATCCAGGAGTAAACAAAGCAGTCAACGAAGTAATCAAAGATTACGATGTTGCACCTAACTTTGTTTGGATTAAGAAAATCAAGGAAAACAATTGAATAGTTTAGAAAAAATATGGGCGCGAGCCACTGGACACTTGATGGGTGAGTCTGATCATGATCGTCCTGATGTGCCTATATTGACTCTTCGAGAAGCTCGAATAGCCTTGTTCTTCAAGACTTTTTGGGTTATAATACATGTGATAACTTGCATGTTTATTATTGCAAATACAATTAGACATTGGTAAACCATGGCAAAACAACAATACAATTTAAAAATCAAAACTGACTATTTGAATCGCAAGATGTTTTTGGACCCGGCAGGTTCAGTCACTGTTCAACGATTTGAAGAAGTCAAGTATAACAAGCTGGCCAAGTTTGAGCAAGAGGCTCGCGGTTTCTTTTGGGTCCCAGAAGAGATCAGTTTGACCAAGGACAACCAAGATTTCAAAGACGCCAGCGACACAGTCAAACACATCTTTACATCAAACCTGCTGCGCCAAACAGCCTTGGACAGTTTGCAGGGTCGTGGCCCAAGTCAAATCTTCACACCTGTTTGTTCAATTCCTGAGTTAGAAGCACTGATGTACAATTGGAGCTTTTTTGAAACCAACATTCACAGTCGCAGCTACAGTCATATCATTCGCAACATCTACAATGTGCCCAAGGAAGTGTTCAACACCATTCACGACACACAAGAAATTGCAGACATGGCCAGCAGTGTTGGAGAATATTATGACAAACTACATAGACTTAACTCATTGAAAGAAGTCAGCCCTGAACTAGTAACTGAAGACGAACACATACGGGCCATTTGGTTGGCACTGAATGCCAGTTATGCATTGGAAGCATTTCGTTTTATGGTTTCATTTGCCACCAGCTTGGCCATGGTAGAAAACAAGATCTTTATTGGTAATGGTAACATTATCAGTTTGATTCTACAAGACGAAATCGGTCACAAGGACTGGACTGCTTGGATTATCACACAGGTAGTCAAGGAAGACCCACGCTTTGCTCGAGCCGCAGAACAATGTCGAGACGAAGTGTACAAAATTTATCAAGATGTGATTCGCGAAGAAAAAGAATGGGCAGATTATCTGTTCAAGTTTGGTCCAGTGATTGGTCTCAACGCACAGATTCTCAAAGACTTTGTAGATTACACTGCTGCTGCCGCACTCAAAGAAATTGGTATCAAATATCTTGAACCTGCCCCGCGTAGTACACCAATTCCTTGGTTCAACAAACATGTGGATACCAGCAAGAAACAAACTGCACTGCAAGAGAATGAAAGCACTAATTATGTAATCGGCGTAATGAGTGATGCACTGGATTACGACGAACTACCCTATCTATAAGGAAAATATGAAAGCCATTGTATGGTCAAAAGACCAATGCCCCTACTGTGTTCAAGCCAAGGCTTTGTTAGAAAGCCGCGGTATTGAATATGAAGAACGAAACATCAGTCAAGACTGGACTCGAGAACAACTGCTAGAAGCTGTTCCAACGGCCCGAACACTGCCACAAATCTTTTTGAATGAGGAACATGTGGGCGGATTTACCGAACTTAGAAAGAAACTGGCATAATGCAAATAGCTCTAGAACACAATCAAGTATACACGTTCAAATTGAACTCGGGCGAAGAAATGGTTGCCAAAGTGAAGCAGTCTGGTGGAGACTGGATCGCACTGGAAGAACCAGTAAGCATTGCCCCTGGTCCTCAAGGCATGGGGCTTGTGCCCAGTATGTTTACAGCAGATCCCAAGGAACAGATTCAGTTAAATACTGCCAGCATAGCTTTGGTATCAAAGACCGATGACGCAGTCAAAATGAAATACCTGGAAGCAACAACTGGTATCAAAGTACCAGAAAAGAAAATTTTGGTAGGATAATATGCCAGCAGTGCAACGCAAAGGGGATGTTGATTCAGGCGGCGGTGTTATAACCGGCGGCGTTGGCTCTGTACGAGTTAACAATATTCCTGTAAGTGTGAACGGCACAGGTGTGAGTGTGCATGCTCGTAGACATCGTCCTGTCACAGCAAACGGAGTCAGCAGTGTGCGAGCAGGAGGAATACCCATAAACGTTGCAGGCAATGCTGACACCTGCGGCCATGCACGAACTGGCGGTAGTCCCGATGTGAGAGCAGGATAATGGCCAGTATATTGACTCCACTGCAAATCACTGCCGCTGCCGCACTGCTAAACAATCAAGGTATCAAACCTTTGCCAGCAGCGTTGACCGCAGCCATTTCGGCGTTCGACGCCACCGCGGTGATCACTGCCTATCAAGCCGCAGTGGCTTATTACCTTACGCTGTCTACCAAAACCAACAGCACCCTGACCTCATTGTTGAGCATAGGCAACTCCACTTGTCCTGCACTGGGCAACAGTATTCCTGCCAGCTTTACCAATCTAGTGTACCCCACTGCCACATCAGGTAGTGCAGTGGTTCAAAACTTGCCCGTATCGCCCTATGGTTTGTCAGGTTTGGCACAACAAACTGGAGATGCATATTTAGGCACAGGTGACATTGGTGTTTTTGCTCAAGGATTCATGAGTGTGCAGGGTTTTATCAGCACAACCAATGATTACATCAACAGTGCTGCCAACGCTGCTACCTATCTAGGACCTACATTTTCCAACATGGATTCATTGGTCACTGCGGATATTACCACAGTTAACTCCAATCTGGAAGCATTCGGCGTTGATCTTGAAAAACAAGGTCAGCTGGTCAATTTGTCCAATCTAGAACTATACGGTACTCCTGCTGGCTTGATTCAACAGATCAGTGCTGTGGCTGGTATTACCACTGGCACCATTCCTGTGCTACAAAATGCCTTGATTGCTGCTGGCATGACCACAACAGACATTCGTGATTTAGTGACCAACAACCGACAGAGCCTGTTGAATCCCAATGGCTTGACCACCAATCAGTTTGACCGACTGCAACGAATTGCTTGGCTAGCAATGACTGCTGTAGGAGACACAGATCTAGCACAGATTCTTGATATCCTGGATGTGACCACCCCCAACATTACAACACTGAGCGACTTGCTAGATCCAGTCAAGGTGTTTCCGCTGAGTTATCAAACTCTGCAAACTCCCAGTCCTGATGGTTCAGTACCTGTGTTTGATGCCACTGGCAGTGTTGCTTCCAACGTGTCGCCCATTGTCAACAGCTATTTGCCCACTCAGTCGGGCTGTGATGAGCTGGGCAAAATTATTCCTCCTGCTGATGCTGTGGCCAACAAAGCCATACAAGTGGCATTACAACAGATTCCTGGTATTGCAGACAGCACCTTGCCTGAGTTTGCTGAAACAGTTCGCAGCTTTACTCCACGTAAATGGGATCCAACACAACCATATCTTGCCAACGATGTGGTAGCCAATGGTGAACCGGTGCCTGCTTTTTATCGAGCACAACAAGACGTTCCAGCCAACACCAACATCAATGACACAGTCTACTGGAGTGCAACAACACTGGGTGGCATCAGTAACTTGTCAGGACTGCCGCTGCTGCAAGCATTGACCACTCCTGTGCCTGCTTCTGCTACCAGCTTCTTTGACACCAGTATTGCCACAGGCTCTGGACCCAACGGTACCATAACCACCGTGGACATGTTGGGCACTGCGGTTGATCACAACAACATCGCAGCACAGTTCAACGCAGCAACCACTGCAATCACCACACTCAACGGCCTTGGTGCTCTGGCTGCACTTATTGCCACGTATACTTCCATGGTAGGTGCATCAGAAGCGGCAATGCCTGGAATTATTGCCACAGCCAACGCAGATATTGTTGCTATTGTGGCAGCACAGCCTGCATTGACCACAACCTTGAATACCGCCTT